TAAAAGTTTCAAATATACAGAGTGAGGCAACATTCGGATAGTCAAGTAGTTATGTTTTTAATTTCAACGGGTGTTGAACGGGTGTTGAACGGGTGTTGAACAACCGTTGAACCATTAAGAGAAGAGAAGAGAAGATAAGAGAAGATAATATTATAAGAGGGTAATTTAAAAAAATTGTTATATTTGTTTTTATGTGGTTAACAAACTTATTCGGAAGAGCAAAAAACATTAACAGCGATTTAGCAAAATACAGAGAAGTAAAAGTTAGAAAAAGTCTTTGTGATATTTGCCCTAATAAAAATGAAGATTTTCATTACTTATTTTTTTTCAAAAAGAAAGGTGTTAATCAATGCAATATCTGTAAATGTGCTATAAATGATAAAATTATTTGGTATCAAGAAAGATGCCCTAAAAACAAATGGTAGACTTTAACCCTGAAGAAAATATTAGAAATTTAACAGAAGAAGAAAAAGAACTTATTAAACAAGCTGTTAAAAACACTTATGGCAAAATGTTTCCAAACGGTAAAAGCTTAGACTATCTTTATTCGCAATTTAAAAACCTTATAGAACCAAACTTTACAGTATCATGTGGCAAATGCAAAACAAGAGTAATAAACTTCTTCCATCAGAGATCAAAGAACTGGTAGATGAACTCACTAAAACTTTATATTCAGTTATCGATAAATCTTTAGACGGTAGGCACGCTGCTACTATTCTTTTAGAAGCTGGTCTTATAGATGAAAGAGCCGTTAGGAACTTAGCAATTAAAAATGATTACAAAACCATGCGTAATAATCCTCTAATGAAAATGAGCGATATTTATTACAATATTTCAGTTAAATACGATATTTCTGTAAATCTTGCTCAAAAGATAGTGCTAGATAAGTAAAAAATAGTTATATTTGTTTTAAGTAGTTTACTTGCATAGTAATTTTAAGTAGTGTAATAGAGGGTTTTAATAGCCCTCTTTTTTTTTGTATAAAAAAATTATATATCCTTTTAAAAACATTTTTTTAATGTTGTAGGGATGAATTGGTATTCTATAAAAAATTCAATAAATAATAATCTATCAATATCGATAGATGAAGAAATAGGCTCTTATGGTATCAACGCTAAAGACTTCATTGAGGAAGTTAAAGGTGCTGGATCAAAAAACATAGAGTTAACTATTAATAGCGGTGGTGGTTCAGTATTTGAAGCCTTCGCTATTTACGACTTCTTAAAAACTTCTTCTTATAATGTTTCTGTTGAAATTGTTGGTGTTGCTGCTTCTGCTGCTTCAGTTTTAGCTTTAGCTGGTGATGATTTACCAACTATGACAGAAAATAGTGTTATAATGATTCACAACGCTTGGATGCCTGTTGTTTCAGGTGAAGGAATGGATAGCGATGCTATTAGAGATTATATTGAAGAGTTAGAAAAGAACGCTTCTTTAATGGATGCCCTTAATTTAAGGATTGCAAAGATTTACACTAAAGCTACTGGAATGGACTTAGAAAAAGTTCAGGAAATGATGGCGGCTGAAACTTGGATTTTTGCAGAAGATGCTTATGAAATGGGGTTTGTTAGAGAAGTAAAAGAAGGTTCTTTAGTAGCCGCTTATGCTAGTCCTAAAGACTTAGCTAAAATGGGTTATAAAAAAGTTCCTAAAAACTATGTAAATCAATTAAATAACGTAGATATGTCTGAAAACAAAGAAAAATCTTTCTTTAAGCACATGATGGCTTTCTTTAAAGATTCTGAGGTAAAAGCAGAATTGGAAGAAGAAGTTGTAGAAACTCCTGAAGTAGAAGCTGAGGCTGAAGCTGTTGAAGAAGTTGTTGCAGAAGAAAAGGTTGAAGAGGTTGTTGAAGAAGCTACTGAAGAAGCTGTTGAAGAGGTTTCTGAAGAAGTAACTGAAGAGCCTAAAGATGCTGTGGATATGGAAGCAATCAAAGCTGAGTTAATGGCTGAGGTTAAAGCTGAAATTTCTGCTAAGGATTCTGAATTATCAGAATTAAAAAAAGAATTGGATAAAGCGAAAGCATCAAGAAAGCCACTAGAGGCTAAAGAAGATGTAGTTAATCCTGAAGCTAAAATTGAAGAGGCTGATGAATTAGGTGCTGCTATCCTTAATATTTTAAAATCTTCATTCAAAGCTTAATTAATTAAATTTTAAAAATGGCAAATTTTTTAACACAATCGATCTCAGGAACGTATAACGGTCAAGAGTTCACAGAAGTATTATTCGCACCTCAAGAAGGTAGTGATGATTTAGCTGGAATTAGAGTAATTCCTAACATTAAGGTTAAGGCGAATATGTACCTTAACAGCACATTAACTAAAATTGTAAGAAAGTATTCAACTTGTGGGTTTTCTGCTACTGGTGGGGTAACTAACATTTCTGACAGAACTTTAGAAGTTGCAAAACTTAAAGTAAACTTGGAAGAGTGTGGTGATGCTTTTTACGGTACTATTTTTGAAGAGTTCTACGGGGCTGGTACTGCAATAGATGATTTAACTGATACTGTTGTAGGTGATGTTGCTAGGAGAAGAGTTGCTGAGGCTATCGCTGATGATAATGGTAGAATTGCTTGGTTTGCTGCTTCATCTTCTGCTAACGCTGATTTTAACCAGTTTGACGGGTTTATCCAACATTTTGTAACTGATAACGCTTCTTTAGGACAGTACGTTGAAATGACTGCTATTTCTAACGTTGAAGATACTGACGGTAACTTAGTTGCTGACGGTGCTTATGAGCTTTTAAAATCTGCTTATGAGAATCAAACTAAAGTATTAAGACAAGTTCCTAATGCTATGAAGTCTTTCAGAGTTACTGCTACTGTTGCTGATAACTTAATGACTACTTTCGAGCAGTTAGGTACTGGAAACGCTTTAGGATTATCTTTACTTAAAGACGGTCAATCTTTATCATTTAGAGGTATTCCTGTTGTAGAGGTTGCTGGTTGGGACACTCAATTAGCTGATGCTAACAACCCTAACTCAGCTGGTAACGGTATTGATATAGGTGCTAACATGGTTGTTTACACTGTAAACGATAACCTAGTTTTAGGTACTGATGTTACTGATCCAGCTTCACAGTTGAAGTTCCGTTCTAACGATGATGATGATGAATTATTGAAAATCATCGCTAAGTACAAAATGGGTACTCAATTTGTTTTTGGAGAATTAATTTCTTTCTACTACTAATATTAAAGCCCCTCTTTAATGGGGGGCATTTTTTTAACTTATAAAATAATTTTAAAATGGCAGAAATTACAACAGATATTTTGTATAGCTGTAATGATGAAAACAGACGTGGAGGTATTAAGCGTGTTTTCGTTATTAACAAAGACGATGTTGTTTCTTTTACTGCTTCAGGTTCAGATCATTCTTATACAGCGGTTACTTTAAGCACCACTGATGATAAGTTTTACGAAATTGAAGGAGAATTAGAAAGCAAATTGTATTCTTCTGAAGGATCAAGAGAAAACGGAAGTATTTCTTATGAAACTTCTTTAGAGGTGTTTTCACCTAGAATGGATAAATTAAAAGCTAGCGGAATCAACGCTTATGTTGAATCATGTGGTTTAGTAGTTATCTTTGAAACTTACAACAAAGAAACTTCTGAAAATAAAGCTTTTGTTTTAGGATATGATGAAATTATGGAATCTGATGCTTCTGTTGATGCTATCGCTAACGAAGTTCTAGAAGCTGAGTTACAAGGGCAAAACGGTTACACTGTTACTTTTGCTGGTAAACAAGCACAGTTACTGAGAGAATTTGTTGGTTCTATTGAAACTAACTCAAGCGGGACTGTTTCGTTTGGTTCATAAATTTGGTTTATGGTGGTAAGTTGCTTAGTCAACGATTAGGGGAGTCTTTCGGCTTCCCTTTTTTTATTTAGAAACAATATAAATAATAGATTAAATTTTATTATATTTGATAATTATGAAGAAATTTATTATAGAACCATCTTACTTAGGTAAAAAAATTACAGGTAAAGTGGGTGTTATCTTATTAACTGAGAAAACAACACAAAAAGACCTTAAAAAGCTTTTTAACGCTGGGTTTAAAAATGTTGTAAAAGTAGAAGAGAAAGAAGATGAGCCAAAAGAAGATAAATAATATTAAAGCTAGTAGTGTAAAAACTGATCCTATCAGTACGCCAATAGTACGAAAGGAAAAAGAGCCTAATATTCAGATTGAGCAAAAATGGGTGCCGTTTTTTCAAGATTCTGATAATGTTTATGTAAATGATTTAGCGAAAAGAGCTAGAAGGTCGTCAACTCATTCTAGTATAATTAATCAAAAAATAACTTTTGTGAAGGGTAAGGAATTTACTTTTCATGATATGGATGGAAAAGCTATTTCTTATGATGACTTACCTAATGATTTTAAAGAATGGATTCAAGAAGTTAACCCTGAAGGGGATTCTTTATATGATGTTTTTTGTGATTGGGTGCAGTCTTATGTTATTACTGGTAACTTTTACCCTCATGTTAAAAAAAGTGGTGATTTTGTTGCTTTATATTCAGAAGATGCTACGACAGTAAGAAAGTCAAAAGATAAGAAAACAGCTTACTTATCAAACTTTTGGAGGGATATTAGATTAAATACTACGCCCACACATGAATACCCAGTTTATGAAATTCCTTTTTATGACGGTACTAAAAGAGCTAATTACTTAGTTCATGGAATGAGAAAATACCCTGAATTTAACTATTACGGTTTACCTGATTATGTAGGTGCTTTAGATTGGATTGATATTGAGTACAGAATGAGTAAGTACAATATTGATAAATTTGATAACGGTTTCTTTCCTTCTGTTTTAATGCAATTATTTGGTGAAGTTCCTGATGGGATGAACGCTCAGACTTATGTAGAAAAATTCAAAGAAAAGTTTACAGGGGAATCTAACAATGATAAAATGATTGTTGAGCTTTTAGATTCACCTGAACAAGCTGCTATTATAAAAGAATTTGAAAGAGAAAGAGATGGTGAATTTTTAGAGTTATCACAATTAGCAATTAAATCTATCATAACAGCTCATAGAATAACACCTAGCTTAAGTGGTTTAGAAACTGCTGGAAAGCTTGGAAGTTCACAGCAAATGAGAGAGGAATACGATAAATTTATGAACTCAGTTATTATTCCTGACTTTCAAGAGCCTTTACTAAAAATACTTAATAATATAATCACTAGAGAAACTAACTACGGTATTAAAGTAGGTATTCTTAATGTTTCCCCTGTTGGTAATTCTGAGAAGGTTGATATTAATGGCGTTATAACTATTAACGAAGCTAGAAAGATGCTAGGAATGGAAGAGCTAGAAGGTGGTAGAGGTGAATTATTTGTAAATCAAAACTCAGTTGAAAATATAGATTTAGAAGCTGAAGAAGAAACTCAAGAAGATGGCGTATAATACTGAAATGATAACACCGACAGAAGTAGCAGAAGAGGCTATTAATGACAACTATTTTGATACTTCTTATTTTGATAAATATATTTTAACTTCTCAAAGAAAGTATATAAAACCTGTTTTAGGTGTTGATTACTATGATGAGTTATTAACTCAAATAGAAGGAGCTTCTTTAACGGCTGATAATACTATTATTGTAGATAACTTCATTAAACCGATGTTAGCTCATTACGTAGTTTATGAAGTGTATTCTAAGATACATACTCAATTAACTAATCAGGGTACTATGCAGAATGATACAGAATTTTCTGATCAGGTTAGAAGTTTTGATTATTCACAGTCTAGAGATTTTTATATTAATAAGGCTGATTTTTGGAAAGTTGATATGATAGAATATATTAAGGAAGCTAAAGATTCTGATTCTACAAAGTTTCCTTTATTTGATGACTGCGATAACCCTCCACAAGTAAATAAAAAAGGAATAATTTTATATTAAGATATGCCGATTTTACACAAAAATATAATAGCAGAAGCTGATATTCATAACCCTAAATGGTTTAGCGGTGCGAATAGTGGTGATGTAGCTTGGAAGAATGAAAAGGGAACTTTAGAAAGCACAGATGAATTAGTTTTACCTTCAGCATTAAATTTTGTTGATGCTAGTGCTACACCTCCAACTTCTAACGCTGGTGATAT